GTGGTCGGCATCAGGGCTCCACCGACCGGCGGAGAACGGCACAGCGAGCACGGCAGCGACCAAGGCCGGTACGGGCTGGACGTCCAGCCACGTACCGGCAGTGAGGGTCACCGAGGCCGCCACCAACCGGTGGCCGGTCCCCATCATGCGGAGGTCAGCTCCCGAGCGCGACGCTTCACCGTCTCGACCGAGACCCCGGTGACCTTGGCGCACTCTTCCTTGACCTCACGGGTCAACGGGCCGGAGCTGTCCCAATTGGTCCGAAGCCACAGGGTCACGGGGTCAGCTTCGGGGTCAATGACCTTGGCGCTGGACCGGGCAACCGGGGTCTTGACCCTCGCTGCCGGAACTGGGGTCACCGGGGTCACGATGGGCTCGGGGTCAGGCAGGGTCACCGGGGTCAGGGGTCGCCCGACCCAGGTCTCCGGGGTCACGGGGGTCAGGGTCTGGGTCACCGGGGTCAGGGTCTCCGGCGCCGTGTCGTGAGGGTCGGTGCTGTGGACCCCGGACAGGATCAGGGCACTGATCGCTGACCACGCCGGCCAGGCAGCGGCAATCACACCCATCACGGTGTGCTGTGCGGAGTTGAGGTTGCCGGCCAGGGTGAAGGCGCCACCCGAGGCGAGGATGAACCAGGTCACTCGGGTGGCCGATCCCTTCATCACCTTCCGCATGCCGAGGAACACGGTTACCTCGGGCATCGCTGCGATCAGGTAGGCCATCCAACCCTTCTGGCCCCAAGCCTCGACAGCTCCGGCAACGTGGAGGTACGACCCGCCGAACGTGACGACCAACAGCGTGTAGGAGAGGAACAGTGCGAGGTTGTCGCGCTCGGGCTTCATGATCTACACCTATCGTCCGGTCGTATCGTCCGCTCAACGGTGCCGGACGGAAGGATAAGGGGTCTGACCTGGTCTTTCGTCGTTCGCCGGACGATTCACCAAATCGTCCGGCGAACGATTTCGACAATACTCCACCCCTCTGGAGTAGTCAACCCCCTTTAACGCCAACCCAGGTCAGAACGTAGATCGCCGTATCGGCGTGCTCGGGGTCGCACGACTCCCAGCATTCCCCGTCCCACCAGGCCCATGACTTGGTCATATCCGTCCAAGACGTACTGATCAGAACGACTCCGACGGCCTCGGCGGTTTCCCGGCACTGTTCGGTGAGGAACGTTGGAAGATCGAAACTGAAATCGTCGTCCAACTCGCTCGGGAGCTGGACCGTAACGACCCACCGCCCGAGCGTCATCCCAGGTCACCGGCGTTCTCCGGCACGCGCACGGTGTACCGGCGAGCACGGCCGGCACCGTGCGCCGTGAGCAGACCCCGGTTGGTCATGATCCGGAGACGCTCGGCGCATACGGTCTTGCCCAAGCCCGAGGCAGCTTCGACGTCCAGCCTGGAGACTCCGTCCGGCCGCCCTCCGGCCAGCTTGAGCACGTTGGAGACGAACTCGGCCGGCACGTCGGCATCCTGGTCAACCTTGGCGGTCGCGAGTTCCCGCATTGCCCACCGGTGCGCGCTCTCGTCAGCCGGACGGCTCATCTCCTGGACCAAGGCATGGTCCAGCATGACCAAGGTCTCCGAGGCCGATTCGACAGCCTCGGTCACGGCCTTCCGAGGGTCAACGACCGGCTTCCATCCGGCTGACCCCGAGGGGCTTCCCCATCCCAACATCGCGCGCTCCCTCGGGGTCAGTTCCCTGGGGGTCTCCAGGGTCAGGTCATCCATCCACGGCGCGTTGATCACCGAGTCAGGGTCATCAGGGTCAGGGTCAACGTTGCTGACCCTGGGAGGCTCGGTCACGAGGTCACCGACCCAGGGTCGCAACGGCTTGACCTCCGGGGTCACGGCCTCGGAGATCTGCTCCGCCACCTCTTGGGCTACCGCTGGAACCAGAGCCCTGTGCGCGTCATCGTTGATCGTCCGGGACGCTGCGATCCGACGCACGGTGTCAAGATCACTAAGGTCCCAGGTCCGACCAGCCGACCAGGGCTGTCCGACCGGGGCCATGAGCACAACACCCTTACGACCATCTCCGTACTTACTCATGTCCGGCATACCGAGCGCTTCCCAATCCGGGATCACATAGCCCATCTCACCCTTCTTGGAGACACCCAACATGATCTTCATGAAGGTGTTGGCGCCAACGTCACCGGTGCCGAGGTGGGTAAGCACACCACGTTGAGCCATGATGATAATGATGACCAGTTCCGATGCACCCTTGGACAAGATGAATCCGACCGCTGCCTTGGCCCGGTCCGCGATGAACGGATTGGGATTGGACAGAAGCGCGCTCGCTTCATCCAAGACGATGACCTTGGCCCGGTCCGCCGGACGCTTACCAGCCCTCCACACGGCATCTTGGTTGACTGCTGCCCGATCAGTGATGATCTTGACGTGACGCTCCAGGCAGAGCAACGCGGATTCCGTAGAATCCGGACCCATCAAGGACTCCGCCACAGCCGGAGCCCACGCCCGACCGTCCTTGCCCTTGGTGACGTCGATCATGGACACATCCGTATCGGCGCAATCGGTCAGGTGCTCCAGGATGGAGTTGACCAACGTGGTCTTACCGCCACGGGTACCCGCGATGATGACAACGTGCTGTCCGCCTTCCTTGGTCATCAAATGGAAGGTCAGGGACTTACCCTCTTCCGGCTCCAGCCCGAGGACGATCGGCTGACTGATCTTCCGAGGCTTCCGCTTGAACTCCGGCGCCATCGGGTGAACCAAGACCTCCGCCCAAGGATCGGTCCGACGGATTGAGACTTCGATCCGGCCGGCGTGACGGTCAACCGGGGTGATCAGTACGCGCTTGGCCGGGAGTCCGAACTTGGCAGCGATCTTTTCCCGGAGCTTGGTGCTGACGAAATCGGACGCTGCCTTGCCGGTCTTGGAGATGTCCAGGTGCCAGCGCTCGCCGGTACGGGTCGGCTCCCGACGGACAACCCGAGTGCCCTCCATGTCGAGGTCTTCACCGAACGGGTTGACCTTGGCTGCCTGCCGGGTGTTGTGGGTCTCGATCACGTGCGGAGCACGGAAGATCAGGAGCCATACCACCGTGCATCCCGTGGCGTAGCCCAGGAACCACCAGCCATCGGCCAAGGTCGAGAAGACATGGCCGATCATGGAGAAGACGTTGTCGGAGTGGGTGGCCCACTGAGCCAACAAGATCCATGCCGTGTAGGTCGGTGCCAGCGCGGTCAACCGGAACGACCAGTCGAGGGCGGCCGAGAGCTTCCGCTTGCTGGCGTGCTCACCCTGCCGGACCACGGACCGGTAAGACACGTGCCAGATGATGACCGATGCCAGCACGGTGATACCCAGCAAGACCTTGACCGATAGAAACACGACCAGCACGGTCATGGGGTAACCCAAGATCATGATGAACGCCGGCAACCGGGTGTTGGCTGAACGTCCCATCCACTTCACACCCTGGAGCGCTGCCACGTGCTTCATCCCGACCCGCTTGCCCCGGAGTTCCCACCCGTCGCCGGAGACCTTCTTGGTCTTCTTGTCGCTCACCATTGGAACGGCGTCCTTACTACTTGGTTCTTCTGAATCGTGGTCAATAACTCTTCATAGTCCATGGGGACTTCGACGTGATCCCCATTTGTCAGCGCCACAGTGCAACGCTTGGGGTCGATCGAGGTACAGGAAACCGAGACAATCTTATTGATCATGATTGCTTGACGGAACTCCCCATCGTCCATGGACAGCCGGATCATCACTCGACGTCACCGGTAAAGAACCGACCCTCTCCGCCCGGAATCTTGATCCCCTTCTGGGCAGTCTCGATAACCCCGGAGTAGGTCTCCAGGAAGTCCGCGACGATGCCCCGGATAGACATGGCTGCCTCGGACAGATGTTCAGCGGCAGCGCCGTAACGACGGGTGGAGCTGACGTCCAAGCCGACCACCTCCAAGAGAGCGGCCTGGTACTCCTCCAACCGGCTGGCGTGCCTGAACACCTCACCGGCCAGACCACGGAGCGCGGCGACGTATTCCGCATCGGTCTCGGGAACGTTGGTGAGTGCCTCACTGCCGGATGTCTGGGTCACGGTCTTACCTCCTGGAGTCGTTGCGGGCCAACCGGTTCCGGTGCTCGAACCCCGAGCCGAACCGGGGGAGATCATGTGTCCGTCGTCGCCTTGAGCGCCACCGGTGCCGTAGGCCGGAACCCCGATACCGGGACCGGCCGCCCGGTTGCCCTGACCGGACATCCCGGACGACCCGACCGAGATGGTTCCGGGCTTGACCGGCTTGGTCTTGAGCGTCCCGCTCGATGCCCGGACGTACGGGCCGGAGAACGCCGGAGCAGTCTTGGCCTTGGCCCTCATCTGGGAGGCAACCGCTCGCTTCATCTGGGCTTGACCCTTGAAGGGTCCGGCAGGCTGACCGGCCACCCGCTGTGCTGTGGTGGCCTTGACCGCCGAGACCTTGGCCCGGACCGGTCGGCTGGCCGAGACCTTGACCGCTCGACGGACCGAGGTAGGAGTGAGGGTGAACCAATCACCCATGATCGGGATCTCCGTCTTGCCCTTCCGGACACGGCGCCGGTTGATTCGGCGCGTGACGAACCGGCCGGTAGCTCCCCCAACGCGGTGCCGGAGCTGGTCGGTATGGGTCGCCCGACGGAAGCCGGTCCAGAAACCGGGCGGCCGGTTCCGCTTGGTCTGTCGGTGCCGAGGGACGCGCCGACGCGCTCGGGTGGCCTTCATCGCTGCGCCATGGCTTGGCCTAGGTCCACCAGGGCACCCCGGAGCGCATCACCGATCGGCGTGGTCCCTACCAGGATGAAGAACAGTCCGAAGATGATCGCGTCGAGCACGGTCACCGATCGGCGTGCGGCCACCTCGACCAGCACGGCGACGCCGGCCAGCACCATGAGGAAGTAGTACGGGGTCAGGCTGATCAAGCCCTGATCGGCCGTGACTCCAATGAGCATTACGATGTGCACGAGATCAACCCTCCACAGTTGGTCATGAGCTACCAGGATACTACTTAGATCCGAGTGAGGGTAGGCCACCGATGACCGAACTGACCCCATCGCTTCCGTCAGGTGATCATGACTGTGACGAGTGCGGAGGGACTGGCAGGGTCTCCGACCCCCAGGCTGCCCCGTACGGAGGTCAGCGGTACAAGCTAGAGCGAGGGTGGCGCAAGAGGTGGTTGATCCTCCAGTTGGCGTCGGCCGAGGCTTCCGGGGCCACGCTCGCTCACGCGCTCGGTGTCAACCATTCCTCGGTATACACGTTCGCTCGGCGCCACGCGGGAGAGATCGCCGATGTTCGAGCCGATCTTGAACGGGAGTTCGTCGCTCTGTGGATCGCCGATAAGAGGAACAGGCTGGCCGAGTATCAACAGGACGTCGAAGACGTCAACGATGTGGTTGGTCGAGCCATGGAACCGGCGCAGCCGAAAGAACTTGATCCACTCGACCCCGGAGACTTGGCCGCTCGGGAAGAGGCTTTCGGAGGGTCGGATATCCCGAACTGGTTGCGGGTCAAGCATGCCGCACTGAAAGCCGCTGCCGAGGAACTCGGCCAGATTCCGAACCGAGTTCAGATGGATCTTACCGGCACCGTGCTGACGTATGAGTTGGTCGGGGCAGATCTGGACGACGTATGACGATTTTCGCCAGTGACGACGTCGTCCGGGACGACATGCGATCTATCCGGGGGAACATCCATACCAGGGACAAGCTCTTGCACCGGTACGAGCCTCGGGGCTCGGCGGCCGAGGTTCTCCGTGCTCGGGACGATGAAGTCTTGATGTCCGGACCGGCCGGCACTGGCAAGAGTCGTGGTTGCTTGGAGAAGCTCTTGATTCAAGCCCTCAAGTATCCACGGATGAAAGGCTTGATCGTCCGTAAGACACAGGTCTCTCTCGGCTCAACCGCGTTGAAGACCTGGAAAGACCACGTTGCTACAGAAGCTCTCGCCAACGGGACAATCACTTATTACGGCGGATCGAAGGAAGAACCCCCACAGTATCGTTTCAGCAACGGCTCGGCCATCATGATGGGAGGGATGGACAAGCCAACCAGGATCATGTCATCTGAATATGATGTGGTCTATGTCCAGGAAGCAACAGAGCTGACCGTCACTGACTGGGAGTCGATCACTACTCGACTCCGTAACGGCAAGATGCCCTATCAACAGATACTTGCCGACTGCAACCCTGATACCCCAACACACTGGTTGAAGGTCCGGTGTGATGGTGGCAAGACTCGGATGATCAACTGTCGGCACGAGGACAACCCGACATTGTTCGACATGATGCCTGACGGATCGTTCAAGGTGACTCCGTTCGGTGCGAACTACATGCGGAAGCTGGACGGTCTTACCGGTGTCCGACACCTTCGGCTCCGTAAAGGTCTCTGGGTTGCTGCCGAAGGTGTGATCTTCGAAGATTTCGCACCAGAGGTCCACATCGTTGATCCGTTCGAGATCCCGGAAAGTTGGGCACGTTACTGGTCTATCGACTTCGGATTCAAAAACCCGTTCGTCTGCCAGATGTGGGCGGAGGATGCGGACGGACGGCTATACCTGTACCGAGAGATCTACATGACCGAACGGACGGTAGACCAGCACGCTCGGGACATCCTCCGTGTGGTGCGTCCCGATGGTCCCGGTACTCCGTGGATCGAGCCCAAGCCCCAATTCATCGTCAGAGACCACGATGCCGAGAACGCTCGCCGGTTCGAGACCGAGTTGGGGTTGGGCACCACGGCAGCGGACAAGGGGGTCAAGGACGGCCTGGAGGTCACACAGCGACGGTTCCGGCTGGACAAGGACGGTCGTCCCTCGATCTTCTTTTTCCGGGATGCTGTGGTGGAACGTGACGAATCCTTGGTGGAGGCACACAAGCCGGCCGCTACCCTGGAAGAGATCCCGGGGTACATCTGGCTTCCTGGCATCGACGGCAAGCCTGCCAAGGAAGAGCCCTTGAAGATGAACGATCACGGATGCGACGGAATGCGGTATCTGTGCAAGGAACGTGACCCAGCAAGCCGACCGAGGATCAGGACGTTCCGCCGATGAAGATCAACTTGTTTCGTCGTCCCCGTGGTGCTGATGCGGATCTTGCGACCGACCCTCGGGCCGGTCTCCCTCCGGCCGGAGCTGACCGAGCGCTGTTCGGCACCGAGGTAGCCCCGTGGCCCACCCTCACGACCAAGAAGGTGGTCTCGACCCTGGGGTCTGGCGTCGGCCGGCTGCGCCACGCCATCCGGCGCCAGGCTCGATCGGTCACGGTCATGGTCCTGGACCTGGTAGGACTGGGCTTCCTGGTCGGCATGGGTTACTCGATCTGTCTTCCCCTAGGATTGGCCTTCACCGGTGCCGCTTGCTTGGCCCTGAGCTGGTTGCTCGACCGGTCCGCGTAGGGAGGCACAGCATGCCGAAGTCCTTGGTTCGCCGGGTGACCGATCGAACACCGGTGTCGTACACCGGACGTAACCGGGTCTCGTTGCCCTTCATCCGGCACAACGACCTTGAGGGTCAGATGAAGGCCATGGGCGCCGTTGGCGTCCTGTTCGCCATCGTCGACAGGTGCGCCACAGCGACCAGCCAAGCCAACTGGAAGCTGTACCGGAAGGCCAAGAGCGGCAAGCTGGAAGACAGGGTGGAAGTCACCTCCCACCCTGCACTGTTCGTTCTGAACAAGCCCAACCAGTTCACCACCCGGCAAGAGATGGTCGAAGCCGGACAGCAACACCATGATCTGACCGGTGAGACGTGGTTGGTGATCGGTCGGAACCCCAAGTCGACGTTGCCCCTGGAGTTGTGGAACGTCCGCCCGGACCGTATGCGTCCGGTGCCGGATAAGGACAACTTCATCATTGGGTACATCTACACAGGTGCCGAGGGTGAGGAAGTTCCCCTCGAAATTGACCAAGTAATCTTCATTCGTAGGCCCAACCCTCTTGATCCTTTCCGGGGGTTCGGACCGGTTCAAGCTGTCATGAACCACTTGGACGGAGAGCGTTACTCCGCCGAGTGGAACCGTAATTTTTTCATCAACGGTGCGACACCCGGCGCCATCATCGAAGTAGAAAAGCGTCTGTCCGATCCAGAGTTCGACGAGATGGTCGAGCGCTGGAGAGAACAGCATCAAGGGGTTGCCAACGCTCACCGTGTGGCAGTCTTGGAGAACGGCGCCAAGTACGTTGATTCCAAGCTGACCCAACGGGATATGGAGTTCGTTGGACTATCCACCCTGTCCGGCGAGAAGATCCGGGAAGCTTTCGCCTTCCCCAAGCCGATGCTGGGTTCCGTCGACGATGTCAACCGGGCCAACGCGGAAGCTGGAGAGTACGTTTTCGCCCGGTGGCTGGTAACTCCCCGTCTCGAACGATGGAAGCAAGCACTCAACAACGACTTCCTTCCGCTCTTCGGATCTGTTGGTGAAGGTCTGGAGTTCGACTATGAGACTCCAGTTCCGGCAGACAGAGAAGCCGACAACTTCGAGCGCGACTCCAAGGTTGCTGCCGCTGTTGCCATGATCAACCTGGGTTTTGACCCAGAAGAGGTGATGGAGTGGCTTGACTTCCCGGCCATGTCCTACACCAAACCCAAGCCCCCGTCACCGCCCAGTCCTCCACCTGGTAGCGGTGACGGGTCAAACGATCCAGGTACGGAAGATCCTCCGGAGCCGGACGAGAAAGACAACCCAGACGCCAAGGCAGCCTTCCACCTAGGAATGTTCATGATCCACGGTGGCGAGCACGCTACGGCACTCCTGGTCAGCATGACCCGAGGCAGGGAACGCCGAGACGGACACGGGGGTCACCGGCGTACCGAGGGTGATCCTGACGACGGTGAGCCATGGCGGGTCCGGGCGGAGGCAACCACACCCGAACCGCCCGAGGGGGTTCGTCCAGAGCTTCCCGAGGGTGCCGGACCGAACATCCAACCGCTTCAAGATCAGTGGCGCCAGGCTCTTGACGAGTTGCTCGCGCGTTGGGCGTACCTCTCCGACAAGCAAAAGGAAGCGTTGCTCGATGCCATCGACGGCCGGGTGGCCTCCGGCGACCTGTTGGGCTTGACCACTATTCAGACACCGGCCGTAGCGGAGGCCGCTGCCGCACTCGAAGAGGCCATGATGAGCCTTGGCGGGAAGGCTGGAGAACGGATCGTCGCGGAAGCTCTGGCACAAGGGGTCTACGACATCCACTCGATGACCCCAGACCGGAACCGGACAGCAGCGTCCGCTCAGACCTACGCCACCATCTTGGCCCGGTACACCTTGACCTCCGCCATCTCCGAGGCCGCTCGGGTCTGGAGGCAGGGTGCCCACCCGCAGGACATCCGGGAAAAGGTCAAGACCCACCTGGACGGTCTCACCGACGCTTACCCCCGGATGATCCTCGGTGGAGCGCTGACCCAGGCACAGCACGATGGTCGGTGCCGGACGATCGCCGGAGGGCCGGAAGCTGCCCTCTACGCGGATGAAGTCCTGGACGAGAACACGTGCACACCTTGCAACCAGATCAACCGGAAGTGGCTCGGCAACGCGGGTGACGCCATGGTCCTGGACACCTACCCCGTACAGGGGTACGTCGGGTGTCTCGGCCGGCAACGGTGCCGTGGTCAGGTGGTCGCCGTGTGGCGTGGTGGGGACGACTGGACCAAGTGGGTCGAGCTTCCCGAGCAACGGACCTGATCGGCTATCATCAGCGCAACGCCACTGTGGAGGAGGCGGATCGCCGAGAGTTTGCCGGTTCGAACCGCCCTCCAGTGAGGTGACCTGTGCCGCACGTTGCCAAGCACTCCTGGTTGCCGAGAGCTGTGATCAAGGCGCGGATGGCGGTGGCCGAGGCTCCCCCGGGAGCGGACGGAGTGCCGTTCTGGCGGTTCGAGAACAAGGACTCTGCCGACCCCGAGTTGTGGATCTATGCCGACATCGGCTTCTCCTGGTGGGACGACGGCATCACGGCCATGGATTTCGCCAAGGAGCTGTCCGAGGTCAAGGCCAAGAGGCTGACGGTTCGGATCAACTCCCGTGGCGGAGACGTCTTCGACGGGGTTGCCATCGCCAACCTCATCCGGGAGCACCCGGCCACCGTCACGGTGAAGGTTGACGCGCTCGCAGCGTCGATCGCATCGGTCATCGCCATGGCCGGGGACACCATCGTCATGGGTGATCAATCCCAGATGATGATTCACGATGCCTCGGGCTTCTCGATGGGCAACGCGGCTGACATGCGCGAGACAGCCGATCTTCTCGACATGATCTCGGACAACATCGCCGGAGCGTACGCCAAGAAAGCCGGTGGCGACGCCAAGGACTGGCGGAAGGTCATGCAAGGCGAGAAGTGGTACACAGCCCAAGAGGCTGTGGACGCTGGCTTGGCTGACGAACTCGCATCGACTGACGACGGCGCCGAGACCGATCCCAAGACGACCAAGACCGATGCTCCCTCGGATTCCACAGATCTCCGAGAGATCCTCCGGCACGCCTACGCGCTCGCCCCGGGGGACCGGATCAAGATGGTCGGTGAGCCTGGTCCGGAGATCGAGTTGCCGGAGCCGACGGTCAAGCCCCCCGTTGTTCCGGTCCAGATGACCGAGCCGGAACCGGAGGTTGATTGGACCGGCGGTTTTCGGGATCTCTTGGTCAACTCCGTCCAGACCGTCACTCGTGATCCGGAGATCGACGTCTCCGACTGGAGAGACATGTTCGACGGCTTCCGGCACAACATGCCCGAGGCTCCGTCGGACGTCGCCAAGCCGGTGGACCTCGGACCGATGCCGGAGCCCAAGGCTCCGGACCCTGAACCCCAGGTCAATCCCCTTGCGGAGTTGATCAGTGGTGCTACCCGATTGGTAGTGAACGACCAACCCGCCCCGGACGAACCTGTTCGGAACTCGGCCGGAGATGAAGACCCCCCACCCTTCCGACTTGACGTGAGTGCGTTCAAGCGGTCGCTACGAGAAGCGAGGTTCTAATGACCAAGCTGGTCATTCCGACCGCCGCGACGGAGCTGGAAGAGCTTCTCGCCGACGGCAAGCGCGTCAAGGAGATCATGGACGCCGGCCAGTTCGCAGAACTGGTCACCAACTACGCCCGTACCACGTACGAGGCGGACGTCAACATGAAGAAGCAGGTACAGGAGCAGACCGCATTGGCCCTGACCGAGTTCCTCCGGTCGGCCGAGGCCGAAGGCGACGTGGTCCGCCCGAACCTGACCAACAAGGCTGTGGCCAGCCTGTACCGTCCCCAGGGCTTCAACCCGGTCCACAACCCCCAGGCCATGGGTGCCGTTCTGGACAAGGACTTCTCCGGCTCGGCGGACTACTTCCGGACCATCTGGCACAACGCACAGAACACGGCGGATCGTCAGGCCAAGATCTCCCGTGTCCGGAACGCTTTCAGCTCCACCGTTCCGTCGGAGGGTGGCTTCCTCATCCCCGAGTCGCTCCGGGCGGAGCTTCTCCGGGTGGCCCTGGAGTCGTCCGTCGTCCGGCAGCGTGCGCGGGTCATCCCCATGGAGACCCTCCGGGTGCCGTTCCCGGCCGTCGACTCCACCTCGAACGTGTCCAGCGTGTTCGGTGGCATCGTCGGGTACTGGACCGAAGAGGGTGCCGCCCTCACGGCGTCTCAAGCCTCGTTCGGCCGGATCGTCCTGGACGCCAAGAAACTGACGGCGTACACGGAGCTGCCCAACGAGCTGATTGCCGATTCGGCCATCTCGTTCCAAGCGTTCATCGACCAGCTCTTCCCCGAGGCTCTCGCCTGGTACGAAGACATCGGCTTCCTCAAGGGTTCCGGTGTCGGTGAGCCTCTCGGCGCGCTCGGCTCGGGCAACCCGGCCATCATCTCCGTGGTCAAGGAGTCGGGACAGGCGACCGGCACCCTGGTCTGGGAGAACATCGTCAAGATGTTCGCCCGGATGTTGCCGGCCAGCCTCGGCCGTGCCGTGTGGGTGGCCTCCATCGACACCTTCCCGGAGCTGGCCACCATGGCTCTCTCGGTCGGCACCGGTGGTTCGGCCATCTGGCTGAACAACGGCGCCGAGGGTGCCCCCATGACCATCCTGGGCCGGCCGGTCATCTTCACCGAGAAGGCGCCCGGTGTCCTGGGTTCCCAGGGTGACCTTTCATTCGTCGACTTCGGTTTCTACCTGATCGGCGATCGTCAGGTCATGTCCGCGATGTCCAGCCCGCACTACAAGTTCGGCAACGACGTCACCGCGTACCGCATCATCGAGCGTGTCGACGGGAAGCCGTGGTTGCAGTCGGCCGTGACCCCCCAGAACGGCGGAGCGACCCTCTCGCCGTTCGTCCAGATCCAGACCCGGTGAGCTACACCATCCGGGTCGTTCGGGATGCGGACGGTCTCAAGGTCGAGACTCCGCACCCGTCGGCACTGGCACACGTTCCGTTGGGAGTCTTCGAGATCAACGGTCACGAGCCTGCCGAGGGGACATCGCCGATCCGGGCACTCGGCGTCCGGTTCAGTGATCCGGAAGGCAACACCGTCATGTCGGCGCACGCACAAGGCACCAAGAGCTGAACCAAGAACGCCGGCCGGGCAATCAACCCCCTGGCTGGCTGTACCGCCCGATCCGGCAGTCTCGCCCCGGACGGTCCCTCTTAGGAGAACGGAAAGCAAATGGCAATCGAAGGTCTCGGCCGGGCATTCAACCTGGCGACCAGTGCCACCACTGCCAAGACCCGTGTGAACCTCAAGAACTACGCGGGATGCACGTTCGTCCTGATCGGCGCCACGTCCGGTGCTGCCACCATCAACGAGTGCAACGCGGCCTCGGGCGGTACGGAACAGGCTCTGGCCAAGATCACCCGGTACTACACCCAGGCTTCCGGGGTGTGGACCAAGGTGACCCAGGCCGCCGGTTCGACCGTGACCGCCGCTGCCGGTGGTCTGCTGGCGGTCTACATCGACGGTACCCAGCTCTCCGACGGCTTCACCTACTTGGACGCCACCCACGCAACCGGTTCGTTCGTCTACATCCTCCACGACGTCAACGTCCAGCGTGCTCCGGCCAACCTCGTCAACGTGACGGCGTAAGGGGGACTGGACCATGAGTGTGTACCGAGACCCCAACGCGCCGAGGTTCTTCACCTACGGCACCCGGAACGACAAGGCTGCTGCTGTTCTTCCGGCGACGGGAACGGCGACCATCTTCACGGTCGCCGGTGGCCGGATCATGATCACGGCTCTCATCGGTCAGGTCACCACGGTCATGAGCGGTACGGCCACCAACTTGAAGGTGACCTCCACTCCGACCGTCGGCACGGCTGTGGACCTGTGCGCCAACGGCGCCGTGACGTCCAAGGAAGTCGGTGCGCTGGTCGCGCTCCCGGCCGCTGTCGCATCAGCCCTGACCGTGGCCAACGCCGGAGCCGTCACGTCACCCCCGGGGCTGTCCCTGGTCGTGCCGGCCGGCACGGTCCAGATCACCACGGACGCCACCAACACCGGCGCCATGAAGTGGTCCATGCTCTGGATTCCGCTCGATGACGGAGTGACGGTCTCCTGATGGCTCTGTGGATCTGCACGGAGTGTTCGGCGGCATACGCTGTCGGCGCTCCGTGCTGTCCCCAGTGCGGAGGGACGGACTACCAGGAGGATCACGTCATGCCGAAGATCAGCAAGGAAGGTGGCCCCACCAACGCGGGTGCCGAGGCCGAGGCTCGGGAGCTGGAGAACCTCCAGGCCGCTGCCGACGCCGGAGAGATCCCGCCGGAGCGTGCCGACCTGGAAGAGCGTGCGGCCGGCACCGAACCGGACGACTCCAGCACCGGAGAGACCAAGACCGAACCGGACGACGCCGGCAAGCCGGACGACGCCGGCAAGACCACGACCGAGCCGGACGCCGGCAAGGTCGAGACCAAGACGGTTCCGGCCAAGAAGGCCGTAGCTCCGTCCGCCACCAAGAAGTAGGGGAAGGGACCGGGGCCATGCCGTATAACGACCTGGGCAAGAACAGTGCCCTGACTGGCGGTCTGGGCAACGCCATCACTCACATTGGCTTGCTCCAGGACGGAGACCCCGGAACCGGTACCAACTTCACGGGCACCGAGGCCACAGGTGGCAGCCCTGCATACGCGCGGGTAGCTGTCACCTGGGGCACGGCGGCAACGGGTCAGCGCTCGAACTCCGGAGCCTTGCTCATCGACGTTGCGCCCGGTACCTACTCCGACTTCCTGTTCTGCAACGCATCGACCGGTAACACCGCCAACTACCTGGGGTACGCACCGATCAACGGATCGGTCAAGGGGTACGGGGTGGTTCCCGATGCTGCTGCCGTCACCGCCAACCTGATCTATTCCAGCGCGCACGGGCTGTCGTCCGGCCACCAGCTCCGGGTTTACAACGTGTTCGCCGAATCACTGCCCACCGGGCTGACCGAGGGTACGCGGTATTTCGTCATCGCCACCGGACTGACCACCGATGCGTTCTCGGTCTCCACCACCCTGGGTGGATCGGCCGTCGACATCACCGCCGTGGGTGACCTGTTCTTCCAGCGGGTCATTCCCGAGACGTTCGCCGCACAGGGTCAGGTGTCCTTGGCGATCGCTGCTCTTGTGCTCGACGCAACGGCGATGTGACCTCATGCCGAAGCTCTACGCTGATGGGCTGACCTCGGACCGGACGGTATCGTCCGGTGCTCGGGTCACTCCGGCAGTCAGAGAGGCAACGGTCACCACGACTCTCCAGACCTTGGAGTCGACCAAGCTTGCCTCCAAGAAGGTCGATGAAGCCTTGCGGTGGCTGTCAGATAAGGCCAAGGCCGTAACCCCCGTAGGGTCTGCCGTACTACAGACCACAGTCGAGACTGCCGGTAACGCGGCCGGTCATGCCACGTCCGACGTTCAGGCCGCCATCGTTCAGCTCTCTTCCGGGATCATCGCCCGATTCGCTCGTGACGTCACGGCTGGCACCATCACCCGGAGGTTCTGACCATGCCCACACTTGCGGCTAACCAGATCCGAAAGATCATGGGTGATGGGCAGACGGACGGGGTTGCGTTCTTCACCGTCTCCAATTGCAACACCAATGATCAAGTTGATCTGTCCCCCTGGTTTCTCAACGCCAAGCTGGCCATGGTCCTGTGGACCACAACCGCCAAGTCTGACAAGCTTGCCGCACCGGTGGGCAACCAAGTGATACTTTCGACGAACGGTCTCAACGGCGATGCCGGTTGGCTGGTTGTCTGGGGTTCCGTTATTCCGGGAGTGTGATTCATGGACGGGTATGTAACTAACGCTCTTGCTCCGTTCGCTACGGCAGCGGGCACGGCAGCGACCAACACCACTTCCCGGACCGACATTACCCCGACTCCGGCACCGATCATCCTTCCGTATCAAATCCGGATCGGAAGCAAGATCCGAATGGAAGCCGATGGAGAGTACACATCCAACGCTTCAATCACGTTCAGCATCGGTTTCTACGTCGCCACCAGCCAAGGCGCGGCCGGAGCACCTGGAGCTATCTCCGTCGTTCTGATGGAAGCCACGACCGGATCGGTCACGGCTACGGCGTGGCCCTGGAGGGCTCACGGCCTGTTGACCGTGCTCTCCATCGGCTCGGCCGGTTCGGTGCTCGGCATGGGTGACATCATGTACGGGACATCGCTCACAGCCTTCACCGTCATCCCGATGCCGACCACGGCAGCGGCGCGGACGGTTTCGTCCATCGCCATGAACGGACCGTTGGTCGCCGGAGTGGCCGGCACGATGTCTGCCGCATCGGCCTCTCATAACATCAAGTGCAACAATTTCGTTGTGTCGTTGCTCAACTAGTCTGGGGAGTCCAACCCGTTCGAGAGGTAGTTGACCGGTGATCATCTACGGGTCAGAGTCGTTCACCGGGACGAACGGGTCAGCTCCGGCCAACTTCACCGACGGTGGCGGAGCAACAGCCGGAGCTACGGCGACGATTCAATCCAACACTATGGAGCTGAACTCCGGTTCAGCCGCATCCGGTTTCAAGTCCATGCGCTGGACCGGCGGCATGGGTGTTGATCAAGAACTCTACTGCACCGTTCTCTTTCCGGCGTCCCATGACGGACGACTAGAACTGTGGTTGCGTTCCGGATCGAGCACGGATGACGGTGGCGACGGATACTTACTAGGGATCAAGCAAGGCTCCAACGTACAGGCCACCCGAGCAACGGGGTTCACATACCCCACGGTCGGTGCTGCCGTTGCCAAGGGCATAACCAACGGCGTTACCTACGGAGTCCGGTTCGGAATCCTCGGGGTCGGTGGCGTTACCGTTCGTTGGAAGGTCTGGGCACTCACCAGTCCCGAACCCAACTGGGATGTCAACGTCACCGACAGCACTACCCCCTACTTCTCTTCGGCGGGTTTCCAGTTCGCACATATCAACGGAGGTACAACCACAGCCCAGAAAGTTGATATTGACGACTGGACTCTTTACAACGGAGCCGATCCGGACACTGTTGTCTACAGCCGACCGGAGACGATCACACTTCTCGCCCCGTTCCCCTGGGCAACCCCCATCGTCGAACTCCCCCCGTCGTACCTCGGTGGCTCAGACATCCTCACCGAAGTCCACAACGTGGTCGGACCGGAAGGGGACATCGGCCTCTCTGCCGATGCCACAGCAACCAAGATCCTTACTGCGAGCGCTACGGCCTCCATCGGACTGGTCGGTACGGGGTCAGGGGTCAAGGTCTCGACAGCCTCGGGCCGTTCCGCGCTCGGGCTGACAGGGTCAGGGTCGGGGGTCAAGGTCGCC